GGGCATCGAGCGAGTTGAACTCCTGCTCCAACCCCTCTTCGGAGGATTTGCGCGTGTAGAGAGCGCAGCGCCGGCGGGCCGCCAGGGTGACCATGGAAGGATTCTTCATGAGGCGCTCCGCTTGATCTCGCGGAGGCCGAAGAAGCGCCAGCCGTTCCAGCGCGTGCCAGCGATCGCGCGGGCGATGGCGGAAAGCGACTTGTACTTGCGACCCTGCCATTCGAATCCGTCGCGCAGGACCGTGACCGTGTGCTCGACGCCGTCCCACACTCGCACCAACCGCGTGCCTGCCATAGGGAGACGTGGCTCCCGAAGCATCGCCTTTCGTCCCGGCTTGCCATGGACTTCGTCGGCCAGCGCGTCGAGCAGCCGGACCGTCTCGCGGGAGGGCCCGCCGTAGGTCAGTTCCTGGATACGGTAGGCGAGCCTGAGTTCCAGAAACGGGCGACTGTTGTTCGGGGCGTCTGCAGCGAACAGCCGCCGCCACTCGGCTTTGAGTTCGATGACGCTCATCGCCTTCAGCGCCGCCAGGCGAGCGAGGACCGTTGCATCACGGTCTCCATCGTCGCCCGGACGCGGCGGTTTGTCCGTCGCGGATTTTGCTCGGGATCTGTCCATCATTGTCAAGCCACTCCACCTGTCGAGGTGGCAGGATGACCGCGTTGGTCACGCGAGAAGTCGAGGCAACTCTCTCCGTGGCCAGCAGATACCTGGCTTGACTTTCCGGCACGGAGGCGGAGCAGACCCTGTGCCAGGATCATGCCAATCTCGGCGATTCTCTCTTCTGCCGGGCTACGATCGGAGTTGATGTTGACCATGGCGTCGCTCCGCTTTGCGACGCAGGTTCACCATGGTGGCGAGAGAAACGGTAGCGAGATCACATGGTTGCCGCAGTGGCGCGGCGAAGAAAGCATTCCTGCGCAATTCCACCGGAACGACGGCTCCCGCCGTCCCACGTCCGGACATGAGAGCATCGCGCACGGTGTCATCATCGATTCAGAGCGGTATTTCGTCTCCCTGATTTTTCTCTTCTGGAAACAGCTGGTCTAGTGTTGTCAGGTTTAGGCAACTATATAGGTGACAAATCGACTCGGCCCGCCATGGTAGTATGATCGTTCTGATCGACTATGGAGGCCGAAGATGGCTTTCAGTAGCAGTTGCACTGTGCGCGCACTCACGAAAGCGGGCATCGAAGTGATTACCCCCGGTCAAAACGGCGTGTACGGCCTATTCCGGGAAAATCGCTGGGTCTACGTTGGGCGCGGTGACATCCGCGCCCGTCTGCTGGACCACCTCGGCGGCGGGAACCCTTGCATCGCGCGAGAAGTCCCAACGCACTGGGTCGCAGAAGTTACCACGAACGACGTGGCGCGAGAGAAAGAGCTTATTCTGGAGCTTCAGCCGGCCTGCAATCAGAAGGTCGGCTAGCCGCACCCCATGCCCGTGCCATCAAACCGGCCAGACAGGCGGTCAAAATAGTAGTCCCGTCCGTTGACACTGAGCCGGACGAACAGAGCCGACACGGACACTTGAATGTCCGTGCCCGTCACCTCGTCCTTTAGCGCGACCGGCCGAATGGCGCCGGGTGCCCCGATTGCATTCAATGTGCGGCCTAAGACATCCCGCAGCCGCCCCAGCAGGATTACAAGGCGCGATGCGCCCATGTGCGGCGCGTGTCCTGTCGCGGCTTTCGGGAACGTGAGGATCATGGCGGAGAAACGCTCGCCCCTGGCAAGACGTTCCCCTCGGCCATCATTCCCTCTTGGACTTAGCGCCAGATTCACGGCGCTTTGTCGGGCGTTCCGTATCTGTCCTATTGGCGCGCCCGGAGTCCCTCGGCTTCACTGGAGCGTGAAGGACGCCTTCAGCACCTCGTCCGGCTCAGCGGGCGGCGGTGTTTTCCCATCCGTGACGCCGTGCCGCTCCCGGCCATCGAGAACCGCCAACATCCATGCGCCAAGAATACATTATCTACAGTGACGAATCCGAGGACAGGGGCGCCCTTTTCTCCAACTTCTACGGGGGCGTTCTGATCCGGTCCCAAGTTATTGATACCGTGCGGGCCACACTTGCCGAAAAGAAAGTTGCACTCAATTTCCATGGGGAAGTAAAGTGGCAAAAGATCACTCAAAATTATCGGGATAAGTACATCGAACTCTTGGACACGTTCTTCGACCTCGTGGAGGCTGATTGTATCAAGGTCCGAATCATGTTCACACAGAACATGATTGAGCCCATGGGCCTAACGCCTCAGCACCACGATGATCGGTATTATCTGCTCTACTACCAGTTCATCAAACACGCCTTCGGCCTCGCCTATTCGCCACGCATACCTGGTGGCGTAAACATCCGCGTGTACCCCGACAAAATCCCTGACACGGCGGAGCGGCTTCACCAGTTCCGCGGATTCATCACGGCGCTGGGATCGAGTCTCGATTTTCGTAATCTAGGCATTCACATCAGCGCCGACGATGTCGCAGACGTTCACTCCCACGATCATGATGTTTTGCAATGCCTCGACATCGTGCTTGGCGCTGTCCAGTTCAGGCTGAACAACAAGCACAGGGAGAAACCTGAAGGAGCGGCCCGCCGAGGTAAACGCACTCTGGCGAAAGAGCGCGTATACAAGCACATCAACAAGCGCATTCGCGCGATCTACCCCGGCTTCAACATCGGCCTATCGACCGGCACAAGGGGCAACAGATCGAACCGATGGAACGACCCCTACCGCCATTGGCGGTTTATGCCGAACGAACGGAGAATCAACGGGGAAGAGTAGGGTGGGGCCCCATGGTGGCTACATCAGTATCCCAAGTGGCACTTGGGACTTCGCCAACACAGGGCCCCCAAGAGCTACAACGGACAGCGCGTCTCGCCACGGCCGGCTCATGTCAAAACAATACGCCGTTGTAACGGAATCGCGTCAAGGCAGTTCCCGCCGCCGGCTTGCGTCATACCAACGCAGCGATTTGGTTATGCCCGAAAGGCGCGGGATCTGGCGCTTTTGAGCCCGCTCACCCCGCTTCAACCCCATACATCCGGCGCTTGCCTTCGATGACCCGCAGTGCGTCGGCGGCGCGTTCCCAATCCCTCATGCCGCGCCGGTTGTACCGGAAATCGAACTCGGCCAGATACCGCTTCAGGTGCGCCTCGCCGCAGTGCTGATAGGTGTCCGCGCTTCGCCGTCACCGCCCAGCATGATCGCCTTCCCCCCGCGGAAGGCTTCACGGATGCGATGCGCCGTGAACCATGCTGTCCTGTAGGTGACGCCCAAGATGCGGTGCAGTTAGTGTGCGCTGATGCGTGCGCCGCGACGCCAGTCCCACGGCATTACGAATCGACCGGACCAGATGTTCTTGCCGGAGGTTCGAGCGCGATCCTCGGCGGCGATGTAGCCGCCGGAATACTGACGATAGGCGACGGCCCACCCCTCGGAGACCATCCAGGCGTTCAGTTCCTCGCTGCCCTGATGGCAGACGGCGACGACGCGTCCATAGCGGTCGGTGTCGGTGCGTCGGCACGCTACGGACAGCCGGCCGATACGATCGGCCAGTGCGAGCGCAGCTTGCTGGCCGCATCGCCACTGCGACCCGTCCGGCCTGAGGCAAAGCTGGGCGCTTTCGGGGGCGTCGATGCCATGCAGCCGGATGCGCTGGCCATGGATCTCGATGGTGTCGCCGTCGATGACGCTGGCGACGCCGGTGATCTCGGCAGACGCAATGGCCGACCCGGAAACCCCCACCAGGAGCAGGGCGGCCAGCAGGGACCGGACTGCGGGGAACAACGTCATGGCCCTAGGCTGCCATCCATCGATGGATGCCGATCACGTTGATCGCGGTGAAGGCCAGCTGCAGCAGCAGGAGGCTCGGCTCGCGCTGCAACCATGCGACCGTAGCCCAGAGCAAGGAGGAGACGAGGAACAGGGCGAAGCCCGCGGCGACGACGCCGATGTTGAGCGCGATCAGCACGGCGCCGGCGATGCCCGCGACCGTGCCGGTCCATTTGGCAGCCGTCAGTGCGGGATGATCGATGCGGGAACGTCTCACAGCCGCTTTGCTGCCCACACGACGCGACCGACGACGTTCACCTCCTCGGCGTCGCGTTCGTAAGTCGGATAATCCGGATTGACCGAGCGGATGATGACCTTCGGTGGGTCTGAGTTGGGCTCGTGCTCGACGCGCTTGGCGACGAGGCCCATGCCGTCCCAGATCACGAAGATCCCCGGCGGCACGGGGATGCGCTGGCTGGTGTCGAGCAGGATGCGGTCGCCGCTGCCGAGCAGCGGCTCCATCGAGTCGCCAGAGATGGTGATCATGCGCAGGTCCGCGGCCCGGGCGCGCAGTTCGTGGCGGACGACGGCGTCCGGGAAGTACCAGAGGTCGCGGGTCTCCTCGAGTCCATCATGGATGGCGCCGGCACCGGCGGCGGCGCGCACGTCGATCTCGGCGATGGCGATCATGTTCGCCGGCGGCCCGCCGGTGGCGTCGCTGATCACGGCCGCCGGCGCAGCCTGGCCCTGTGGCCGGGAGCGCGGCTTGCGTTCGGGCCGGCGGCGGTGGCGCAGCTCGTCCGGCTCGCAGCCGACATGCTTGGCGAGTGCCGTGCGGTCGTCCTCCGACAGCACCTTGGGCGTGCCGCGGTAAACGAACTGGTGCAGGTAGGCGGCGTTGCGGCCCATGGCGAGGGACGCGTTCTTGAGGTCGCTTCCGCGCCTGTCGATCAGCTTGAGGACCTTGAGCCGGACCGGGTCGAGTTGCATGGGGCCTCCGCCGTGCATCGGATATAGGAAATTAACAACTCTTTCCAATTGACGCAATAGGAACTCAACGATTTGAATATCCCTATCATGCCGACCCTCTCCGAATGGTTCCGCGCCGAGGTCGAAAGCTACCTCGCCCGCACCGGCACCAAGCCCACCGAGTTCGGTCGGCTCGCCGCCGGTGATCCGTCCTTCGTGCTGAGCCTGCGGCGCGGCCGCTCGCCGACCCTGGCCACGGTCGACAAGGTGATCGCCTTCACCCGGTGCGATGCGCCCGGCGCGTCGTGCGAGGCGTTCGGTGAGGTCGTGCGGGAAACGGGAGTTGCAGCGACATGACCGACGTGACGCCTGTCAGGCATCTCAACCAGATCGAACTCGCGCGGCGCTGGCGCCTGTCGCACCGCACGCTGGAGCGCTGGCGCTGGCTGGGCGAGGGGCCTGCGTGGCTCAAGGTCGGCGGGCGGGTGGTCTACCGGCTGGAGGATATCGAGCGCTACGAGGAAGAGCGACTGCAGCCGGCCTCCGGCCCGCTGGCGATCGGCACGGGAGCGGCGTGATGGCGCTTCGCATCGTCAGCGCCGACGCGCGCCTCGCCGAGGCCAACGGTAAGACCACCATCGCCCTGTTCGGCCCGAGCGGTGTGGGCAAGACGTCGCTGCTGAAGACCCTGCCGGCGGCCGAGACGCTGTGCATCGATCTGGAGGCGGGGATGAAGTCGGTGCAGGACTGGCCGGGCGACAGCATCCCCGTGCGCACCTTCGCCGACGCGCTCGACATCGCCTGCCTGATCGGCGGCGTCAACCCGGCCGCCGACGAGGCGAGTGTCTTCTGCCAGCGGCATTACGACCATGTCGCAGCACTCTATCCGGAGCTTGTGACGCTGATCGCGGGCAAGCACGCGATCTTCGTCGACTCGATCACCGATCTGACGCGCCAGGCGATGGCCTGGGCAAAGACCCGGCCCGAAGCCCTCTCCGAGAAGACCGGCAAGCCCGACACCCGTGGCGCCTTCGGCCTGCTGGCGCGCGAGGTCATCGGGCTGCTCAAGCACCTGCAGCACGCGCCGGCCAGGACCGTGATCTTCGTCGGCATCCTCGAACGCGTCACCGACGAGTTCAACCGCACGACCTGGCAGCCGCAGATGGAGGGCGGCAAGGCCGCGCGCGAACTGCCCGGCATCGTCGATCAGGTCATCTCCATGAGCCGCTTCTCGGCCGAGGGCGAGGGCTGGCGGCATGACCCGGAGCGCGGCGAGGTCCGCCGCCTCGTCTGCCGCGCCGGCAACCCGTTCGAGCTGCCGGCCAAGGACCGTTCCGGCCGTCTCGACGTGACCGAGCCGCCCGACCTCGGCGCGCTGCTGCGCAAGATCAACACCGTCACTGCCACAGGATGATTGCCATGTACGACATGAACGACGCCGAGCCGCAGAAGACCGGCGAACTCATCCCCGACGGCACCTTCGCGAAACTCGTCATGACCGTCCGCCCCGGCGGCATCGACGGGCAGGGCGAGACCGACCGGGGGCTGCTGAAGGCGCCGAAGGACCCGGCGAGCGATGTGCGCCTGCTCGACGGCGAGCTTTCGATTGCCGAGGGCCCGCATGCCCGGCGCAAGTTCTGGCAGATATTCACCGTGCAGGGCGGCAAGATCGACGAGCAGGGCGTGTCGATCGGCTGGAAGATCTCGAAGAGCACCTTCCGCGCGATGATCGACAGCGCGCTCGGGCTCGACCCCGAGGACATGAGCGAGGCAGCGAAGGCCAAGCGCCTGCTGCGCGGTCTGGCCGATCTCTCCGGCATCGCCTTCGTCGGCAAGATCCGGATCGAGCCCTCGGCCGACCCGCGCTACGGCGACCAGAACCGGCTCGACCGGGTGGTGCTGCCGACCGAGAAGGAGTGGAAGGCGGTGATGGAGGGCCGGGAGGTGCCGGCGAGCCCGAGCCGGCGCGCTGCCCCGGCACCCGCCCAGCTGCCGCCGGCATGGAATCAGTCGGCGCCGGCGCGCCCGGCGGCCGGGCCCGCGGCGCCCGCATGGGGCGGTCCCGCCACGCCGGCGACCGCGCCCGCCGCACCGCCGCCGGCGAAGACGCAGGGGCCGGCCTGGCTCAACGGCTGAGATGAGCGATGACGAGTGGCAGGCGCATGTCACGCGCGAGGCGGCGCGGGAGATCGGGCGATGGCTCGAAAAGCGCGGCAGGCTCCATCAGCCGATCGCCGCGCTGACCATGGCGGAGCTGGAGGCGATGGCGACGGGGGCCATCTCCCGCTTCACGGTGCTGGCCGCGGAGCGGATCCGGGACCGGCCCGACGACAGCGCGCGGCTGGTCCGTCTGCTGCACGCCTGAGGCCCTGCGCCCTGTGCGGCCGGGAGGCGCGTGGCTTCGCCTACTGCCATCGCCTGCTCCAGGACCGCTACCCGCTTCACCGCTTCTGCTCGATGGCCTGCCTCGATGCCGGAGCCACGCTTGCCGCCGGGATGAACGGGATGATCGACAAGACCGCGATGGAGGCCAGAGCGATCCGCGAGGCACGGCGTCATCTCGCGGAGGTGCTGAGCGAACTCGGCCTGATGGCGCCGTTCTTCGACCGTCGGCCGGAGGAGATCGATCGCGTGATCGAGGCCTGTGTCGATGGCTTCCAGGAGTCGATGCAGCGCCAGGCCACGGCGGGATCCGCGCGCGACGGCGACCTCGACGACCCGTTGCCGTTCTAGGACGCCGCCCGTGCAAATCGACCTCAACCACGCCTCGGGCCACGTCTATGGCGTCGGCATCGCACCGCCGACATCGGCCACGCGCATCAATGCGCTGGTCGATGCCGCGCTGGTCGATCGCCATCGCCGTCAGCCGCCGCGCGATTACCTCGGTGGCAGCCGCATCGGCGAGCCCTGCGCCCGGCGGCTGGTCTACGAGATCACGCACACGCCGCCGGACGAGGGCGCGGAATTCGACGGTGCGATGCTGCGCATCTTCGATGCCGGCCATCGCTTCGAGGCACTGACCGTCGAGTGGTTGCGCGCCGCCGGCTTCGATCTGCGCACGACGCGCCGCGATGGCGGCCAGTTCGGCTTCGCCACAGCGGGCGGCAAGCTGCGCGGACACATCGACGGCGCGATCGTCGGCGGCCCCGATGTCGGCATGGCGTGGCCGGCGCTGTGGGAACACAAGGCGCTCAACGCGAAGTCCTGCAACGAACTCGTCAAGCACGGGCTGCGCGTCGCGAAGCCGGTCTACTTCGCGCAGGTCCAGCTCTACATGGCCTACATGGAGCTCCGGTGCTGCCTGTTCACGGCGATGAACAAGGACACCCAGGCCCTCTACCACGAGGTCGTCCCCTTCGACGCGGCGGCGGCCCAGGCGGCCTCCGACCGCGCGGTCGATATCCTGCGCGCCGCGGCGGCCGGCGAGCTGCCGTCGCGCATCGCCACCGCACCGGACTTCTATCTCTGCCGCATGTGCCCGTTTGCGCGCCGGTGTTGGGAGGGCGTGCCGTGACCTTCACGCCCTCGGCGCTGCAGGCTCAGGCGATCGCCGCCATCGGGGAGTGGTTCGAGAACCGCACCGCCGCGCAGCAGGTGTTCCGGGTCTACGGCTATGCCGGTTCCGGAAAATCCACCATTACGAAACACGCCATCGCCGAGCTCGGCCTCGGCGAGGGCGATGGCGTGCTCTACGCCGCCTTCACCGGGAAAGCGGCGCTGGTGATGACCCGCAAGGGCACGCCCGCCTCGACCATCCATTCGCTCATCTACCGCGTCTCCGAGGCGACCCCGGCCGAGATCGAGCGGATCCGGCAGGAGATGGCCGATCTCACG